TGAAATGATGAAAGAATAAAAATAAAAATATAATAATAGAAATAAGAAAGATGAGTTGTCCTATAAAAATGGCTGATGGCCGTTATTTTACTAATTATGAACCTCGATGTGTTAGAAATGCGAATTTAAATGAATTATTAACAAAGAATAATATTGTTAATTCAAGTTATGAGCAAAGATTATTTCTTCAACAAAATTCACAAATGATAATGGATATGGAACAGAAGAAGGCATTAGATGCCGTATATCCATGTGTTCCATGTAAAACGGGAGAATTAATAAATGAGACTAATAAGCAAATGGATAATAAATATTTCGTAAGTTGTGATGGTGTTTCTTGTAAAAATACATTAGTTAATCCTGATGGATTAGGAACTACGAAAAATTTTTAAATCTTATTATTAATAAGGTTAAATATGAATATTTCAAATGAATTTATATCATGTGTAATTAATGTCGATGGATTAAATGTGAATATTAAAGGAACTTTAAATAATCCTTCAAATTATAAAAAGAAAGTAGTGATAGCTCCGGCACCTGCGAATAAATTGACATCTTATTCAGGTTCAGCTTTACCTTTTCCAAATAAAGATATAGCATTTGAGAATACTAAGAATTTATTTGAAATTAAAGATGATGGTATAATAGATGCTAATTTCACATATCCTAATAGTTATTATTCTGCTGATGGATTAACTAAAATCAAATCACCTATCATATTCATATTTGATAATAATAAATTTATTTTAGAATTAGATGATATATGTCCGTTAAAAACATTAAGGGATAGAAAAAGAAATGATCCAAGTTTTTATGCTCTTAAAGAAATATTAATACCAATTGGAACAGCAGAAGCTAGAATGAATAATTATTCATCTGCTAAAATTAAATATAATATCGCCTAATCCTTATTTTTTTTGAGAAGTATCTTATTTAAGGTTCTCAGTTCCTTAGAAATAGAGGCAAGATGTGTTGAAATATTATTCCCTTCCTCATCTACGAAGAAATTTTTAAGAAGTTCATAATTAATAATATTCTGGTCATATTCCTCATCATCTTCTTCTTCCTCATCATCGTCTTCATCTTCTTCTTCCTCATCATCGTCTTCATCCTCTTCTTTATCATCATATTCGCCATCATCTTCTGCTTTATCCTTAACTTCTACTTCTTCTTCTTCGCCAGAACATACGCTATTTTTATCATCTTCTTCTTGTTTGGGCATTTTTATATAAAAATATAAAATAATTCTTATATAATTTTTAGATAAGAGATGAGAATTTTTTTAATAAAACTTTTAGGTTTTTTAATAGGATTATTCATAACATTATTAATTATTAATTATTTTGATGTGAAAAGAAAAGAGATTGAAACATTCGAAGTTATACCTGTTGTTCCTTCATCAAATATAAATAAAATAGTTAATGATAATGCTAAAAATCCTTATTATACGGATAAATATATGTGTATAAATACATACTTTGATGCTACTAAAATAGATAATATTCAAAAGAAATGGTTTGAATGTGATTTGGATAAATCTAAAATGAATATAACATCAAATGAGAAACATTATTTTTCATATGAAACTTCAAATATAACATTAAAACCTAATATTATAAATGATAATGGAGAATATGGAGCAGATATAAATAATATAGTATTATCGGGTCCCAAAAGTTTTTATTTTGCGAATAATATAGAAACAAATGAATTAAAAGAATTCTCTATTCTCATGTCAATTAAAATAAATGATATTACAAATTCAGATAATATTTTATTTGAATTAACGGGGAATTCGCAAATTATTAATAATAAACCTACCAGTTCTATGATAAATCTTAATATAAAATTGAATAAAAATAAATTAGATTTTATAATTACTATTGGTGATAAGATATATAATGTATTAAGTAATATTGATAAATCATCATTAATTAAGAATGATTTAAATGAAATATGTTTTATTTATTCGTATAATAATCAATTCACATTAATTCTTAATAGAGAGATAAAGACAATAACGATAAAAGCTGATAATAATGAAAAGATTAAATTAGGTTCAATGCCTATTTTAATTAATAAAGGAAAAATGAATATTCATTTATATAGCTTTATTTATTATAAAACGTCATTAGAAACGACCGTAAATGAATTATTTCATAAACATAATTATTATTATTTATCGGGATTAAATAAGGCAAATTTAAAGGCAAAGGAAAAAGAAGTTGTTAAACCTGAACCCGTAAATATTCAAAAAGAATTGAAAGATTTACATGATAATATTAGCAAAACGATAGATGACAAAATTAAAAGTCAAGTAGTAGTTAAATCAGATATAGAATATCAAAAAATACAACCATTAGAAATACCAAGTATCAAAGATAGCAATTAGTTTCGTTTATATAAGGAATATAAAGATATAATTTTTAAGTAAAATGAACGATTTGATAGAAGTAAATAAGAAATTACCTGATACAGAATTATTATTTAATAAAAGTAAAATTAGCAATGAAATCGCTTCATTATCATCTCTATCTTCATTATCTTCTCAATCAAGTAATAAGATTAAACTAAGAAGCGATACAAAAAAGAAATTTGTTGAAGAAGATGATGACGATGAGGAAGATGATGATGATGAAGAAGATGACGATGAAGAAGACGAGGAAGAAGATGATGACGATGAAGAAGATGATGACGATGATATTAAAAGTGTAGATGGTGGAAATATAATGAAAAAGAAGAAGAGTGAATTAACGGAAAAGCGGGAAATTCTATATCAATTAAATCGTCTTCAAGCGAAGGGACATCAAATTCCACATGAATTCAATATGAGTAGTGATTTAAATGAAATGAAAAGTGAATATGATAGGATAATAAGGGATAAAGATACAGATGCGAGTATTCGATTTCAAAGAAAGATGATGATGGCTTTTGTTACGGGCACAGAATATTTAAATTCAAGATATGATCCATTATCCATAAAATTGGAAGGATGGTCTGAACAAGTTCATGAGAATATAACAGATTATGATGATATATTTGAGGAACTTCATAATAAGTATAAGGCGAAGGGTAAAAAGATGGCGCCAGAATTACGCTTATTCATTAGTTTAACCGGAAGTGCTTTCATGTTTCATTTAACTTCAAAGATGTTTAAGGAAAGTTCTATTCCGGGTGTTGAGGAAGTTTTTAAGGCAAATCCGGCATTAATGAAACAATTTCAATCGGCAGCTGCCAAACAATTCATATATAAAAATACGGGGTTGATGGGAGGAGGAGATGAAGTTGAGGAGAGGGTTAATAATAAACCACAAGCACCAATGAATAACAATGGATTATTTGGAATGATAGGTAATTTATTTGGAGGTTTAACGAATAATCAGCCGTTTAATAATAGTCCCAAGATGGCTCAACCACAGATGAGGGTGGAGAAACCGATTAATGATATAAATAATATAATTAATTCAGTTCATAATAAGATATCACCAAATATAGATGTAGATAATAGAATTGAGACATTATCAATAAGTGATGAAGAAATTACGTCAATTATAGAAGATGCTACGGATGTTAATTTGTTAAAAAAATCAGTAGGAAGAAAAAATAAGAGAACATTAAATATTTAAGATTTATTTTTTAGAAGATTTAGAACCTATTTTTTTAAATTCATTTTTTGTTTTGGAGACATATGATGAAATTTCTCCAAATTCTTTCTTAACGGTTTTAGGGACTTTTGAAAGAGAACCGATAGGATTTCTTACGACATCGCGAATATTATCACTTGATTCATTTAATTCACGAATTACGGCAAAAACTACGGACATACCAACGGCGATAATAAAATGGAATAAGAAGAGGATAAATATGAGGGCGAATTCAATAAGAGAACCAATCATGATAATTTCACGACGGACATCAGCGGAACATTTACATTTCTCATTAACAAGATAGCGAGTATATTGGAAGACGATATAGAGATAATAGATAAAGACGACGAAGAATATTAAATCTACAAATCCTTTAAAGATGAGGAAAGTACCGCCGAAATTATCCTTAATCATACTATCCGGAACAAATTTAGTAATCACGAGATAGAAGATGGCGAAAAGGGTGAAGCTCTTGATAAAATTAGCATTAGGAGATGAAGAACATTCACAGCCCTTTGCTTCAAGGTTTGTTAGATAGGTATATACAAAAAATAAAAGGACAATAGTTAAAATAGAATTAATCACATTGATTATATAAAGAACATTAAAATCACTCATATTATTCTATTTTATTATAAATATTATTTTTAAGAATTATGAAAAAATTTGCGTTTAGATGGTTCAATATATTTTAAATTGAAAAAATCAAATATTTCTTTTTCACTATTCATATCTGGTATTTTAATATTCCTATCTTTAAATCCATGTTCGCTTAAAGATAAGTTATATTTATTTTTGAGATATTCTCTTAGACCTACATTAAATTCTGCTGATCCGGTGAAATGAAGCATAGAATAGTAATATTCCTCGGGAGGGCAAATAAGAATATCTAATTTTCTCGCCGGACTTTCATCATTTAATTTAACAATACCGCCAAATTTTACATTTCCAATTGCTAAAACTTCTTTAATATAACCCATTTTTTTTAATTTAAAAATATAATCATTTAAATTAAATCTATCATCTTTCATAATTAAGATATCTATATCACCCATGGTATTATTACCTCTTCTAAATGAACCGACAAAATCGTATTTTAATTTTTTCAAATCTTTTTCTAAAATTTCCTTATGTAAAAGATATTCATTTATTGGAATACGTTCATTCAATTCTTTATAATATTTGAGACCAATTAATTGATTTTTATTTAAGAGATGTTTATTTTTTTCTAAATCAGTTATTGATTTAATACCCTTATCAATTAATTCCTTAATTTTTACCTCGCCAATTCCATAAATCTTTTTTAATTTTGATTGAATTACAAATTTATCATCTTTCTTAATTTTTTCTTCTTCATATTTAATAATACCTTCGTCAATTAATTGTTTAACTTTTAGGGCTATTCTTTCACCTGCCTTAATATTATTAATAAAATCATCATAATTATTAATAATTCCTTGATAATTATATAATTGATTTAATACCTTTGAATAGGCAATAGCTTTAAATTTATTATTATTTAAATTTTCATAATTTCTAATGGTTGTTAGGTGTTTAATAATAGATGCTTTTAAATCTTGTTGAAGAAGTTTTTTACCAATTGCCGAAGTTTTGGAAACGCATCTATTAGTTTTAGGATTAAGTATTTTATCTGGCGGACAATTCATAACTACTTTTCTATAATCTTAATAATTTTAAATTTTGTTGAATATTCAAAATTATTTAAATCAATATTTTTAAGGGTATTTATAATCTCATTATCTTTATAAAAATCAAAGATTAATAATAATTCGTCTAATAATAGTTCAATAATATGTTTATAATCTTTGGATTTTAGATAATCATTTAAATCGGTAATTATTTCATTTGAGAGTTTTTTAATCATTAATTCATTATTTAAATGATTAAGGATAATTAATAATGCTTTTAATATAGATAATGTATTTTTTTTAAGTTTT